TCGTCAAACGGCCATGAAAATGTGAATAATTTTTAAAAAAATTGTGAAAAAAACGCAAAATATTTAAAAAAAGTATGAAAAATTGTAAATTTTAAAAATTGGGGGTTACCGATATGCGAACTGTTACGACTGCGGTTAGAGTGCGTAAGAATGGCACTTCTGCTGCAAATTTTACAGGGCGGACTCCAAAAAATTTACCAGATGTTCATACAGACGAATTAGTTTTGAAAGTTCCACCGATGCCGGAAGAATTAGAAAAACTACCTAAAGCGCAAAAGCTGTGGACTGACTTCTGTCGAACACTTATTCACCGTGGCAAACTGAAGTACAACCATCTCCTGGTTGTGATGAACGCTGTCAAATTCCACTGCCTGGCCTATGCGAGCAACGATTTACTTTGTGAACTAGGTTATATTCACTATGCGACCGATGGAAGGATAGTTCCACCGCTGTACCAAGTTCAAAAAACATTTCACGATAACTTCATGAAAGCGTATCAGTCATTGACGCTAGATCCGAAAACTGAAATGTACGACTGCTTGACTGCACAGACCGGGGGCAAGTCGGGATGTGCGACTGTAGAGATGGATCAATACGATGATTTCTAGTAGCTACGAGTCAGACGCAAAAAAATTTATCTCCGATTTACGGAAAATAAAAAATGCTCCACGTTATGCAGTCGGGTTCGAGCATACTATCAAAGCTATTGAGTATGCTGTAGATGTGGTATCTGGAAGAATCGAACGTTCTAAACTAATTATTCAATCTCTTGAAAATTCCCTGAATGATATTTTATACAAACAGTCTGATGAAAAATATCTTTGGAAGTTCGATCCGGTAAAAGCTGAAAAGACTTGCTTTTTTATCGAAACGCTCCGACACGTCAAAGGTAAATGGGGCAGTCAGAAAGCGCACATAATTTTAGAACCGTGGCAGTGCGATATTATATGCAACCTTTTTGGATGGGTAGACAAAGAAAGCGAAAACCGCCGATACACTGAAAGCTATTGTGAAGTACCAAGAAAAAACGGCAAGACTGTAATCGCCGCCGGAATCGGTTTATATATGTTTTTAGCTGATGGTGAAAGCGGTGCAGAAGTGAACTGCGGAGCCAAGACCAAAACCCAAGCCGAGGAAGTTTTCAATCCGGCACGTTTGATGTTATTACAAAATCCGGCACTCCTGGCGAAGTATCAGCCGGATATAAAAGTGGAAAGCATAAAATTAGCTGACGGTGGAACATTTAAGACTATTGTGGGTGTGCCTATTGACGGTGGTTCACCGCACTGCGCTATACTCGATGAAATACATCAACACAATAACGGCGATTTATACGAATCACAGCAGACCGGACTAGGTTCACGAGAACAGCCGCTAATCTTTATGATTACGACTGCCGGATATGATTTATTAAGTTTTTGCAAAGAAAAGCATGACGAAAATGTGAGTAACATCATGGGAAGTGTTCCCGATGAGCGATTATTCTCACGCATATACTCAATCGACCCTGAAGATTTAGACCTTATTGGAAATCCTGACGAAAGCGCAGAAGTGGAAGAACGAGATCTGCGTATTCTGAAAAAAGCAAATCCAAATTTTGGAGTAAGTCTTAATACGTCATATCTGCGTATGCAGTGCCTTAAATCGTTTAAGTCAAATTCTGATAGGGCAAAATTTTTAACTAAACACTTAAATGTGTGGGTCAACAATGCGGCGGCCTACTTTTCGATGGATGCTCTGAAATACTGCGCCGATGACAAATTAAACATTGAAAATTTCATAGGTTGTCCGTGTGTCATATCTGTGGACCTTAACAGTAAATTAGACCTGGGTTGTATCTGCATAGTTTTTGCTAAAAACATTGAGGGATTGTTACATTATTACGCTTTTCCTGAATTTTTCTTGCCTGAAACAACAGTAAACGACTGCTCACAACCGAATTTTAAGATTTATCAAAAATTCGCACACACGCCAGCGCACAATACCTGTTGTGGATTTGTGTTAAATGTGTCTGATGGCTACGAAACAGATTACATGAATATGACTGAAACAATTTCAAATCTGGCTACAGTGTACCATCCATCAGAGATAATATTTGATAGCTATAATGCACTTCAAATGGAGCAAGAAATAGAAAGAAACTACGGCCTAAATGTGCTAGAATTTTCAAAGACAACTGCATATTTTTCGCCCGCTATGAAAGAAATGTCTAGTGCAATTATGGCACAACGCTTTCATTTTGACGGTAACGAGTGCCTGAGTTGGAATATTGGAAATGTGGAAAGTAAAAAAGACTTAAACGATAACGACTTCCCACGAAAGGCGAACCTAAGACAACAAAATAAAATTGATGGCGCAATATGCTGTATGATGGCAATAGCTAGATTGATGATTATAGGATGCGAGGGATCATGTGATGAGCATTATCGAAACATTTACGAAGATTATTAACAGAGGGAAAACCAAAACTGAAAATGTGCGTACATCCGACTATGTAATAGGAGATTTTCCTTTTTCTACTCCTGACGCAATCAGTGCTGAGTCTGCTATGCGTATATCTACGGTATATTCTTGCATCAGAGTAAGAGCAGAATCTATAGCGATGCTCCCACTGCGCTTATATGAAATTAGCAAAGACGGCAGCAGAAAGCCAGCGTATAAGAACCCACTGTATAAGCTGTTACATGATGCTCCTAATTCCTGGCAGACAGCCGCAGAATTTTTAGAGATTATGTCCTGGAGCCTTGATACTTTTGGCAATTTCTATGCGTATATTTCCCGATATGGTGATGAGGTTGTCGAGTTAATACCGATAGCAAATTATATGGTATCTGCTGACTACAAGCCTAATTCCAATGAACCGGAATATACTGTAACAGTTAAAGTCAAAGGTGACACTAAAAATATCGTATGCGGTCAGAGAGAAATTCTGCATATAAAATTAACTGCGCTCGATGGTTTACATGGACTTTCACCGATACAACAAGTTAATTCACTTTTCTACAATGCAGACAGCACAGATAAACTCGCCGGGAAAGTGTATCAAAACGGTATTATGACATCCGGTGTATTGTCTACTGATGCAAAACTTGACAAAGACACACATAAAGCAATCCGTGACGCTTTCTACAAGACTTATACCGGATCTGAAAATGCCGGAAAGCCGATGATTTTAGATAACGGCCTTAAATATCAGCAGTTTAAAATCAGTTTGGTAGATACTCAATTCATAGATAACAGAAAGTATGATCGTGATGAGATTTGTGGAGTTTTCCGTATTCCGCCGCACATGGTTGCTAATTTAGATCATGCTACTTTTTCAAATATCGAACAACAGAATATCCAATTTGTTAATTACAGTTTAGTTCCATATCTGCGGAGAATTGAGCAAAGACTTAATAAACAGCTTATTCCATCAGATAAGCAGCACAAACTCAAATTCAAATTTGATTTAACTTCACTGTTACGAGGTGATAGCACATCACAAGTTAATTATGTGAAATCTTTGCTTGATAGTGGAGTTATTACGATCAATAACGCCCTGGAAATGCTAGGAATGAATACTTGTATCGGCGGCGATATAAGAAAACTGCCACTGAATACTGCATATATGGACCAGAACGGAAAGATTATCAATCCAAATATGGAACAACCGGAAGAATCCGCAGAAAATGCGACAGAAAACGGCGATATTTAATGCGATAATGTTTAATTATGTGATTAGTATCACACATAAAAATTTTGATATGGATTGAATAATGTTATAATGTGTGATAGGTAGAATAGGATTTTTGCAATTATGGCTAAAGAATTTCAGAAAAGAGATCTAAATTTTCGTGCATCGGTAAACGATGAGGGAATTTTTGAAGGCTATCTGTCAACTTATGATGATGTGGATAGTTACGGCACATATTTTATGCCTGGAGCATGGGATAAATCTATTGAGCGGTTCAATTCCGGTGAAGTTATTCCGGTTCTTTGGTCACATGACAGATCAAAGCCTATTGGAAAATTCACTGAATTAAAATCAGACGATAAAGGTTTGTGGGGCCGTGGCAAATTAACTCTGGAAGATCCGCAAGCCAAAATTGCATACGCTCACATGAAAGACGGATCTGTTATGGGTCTTTCTGTTGGGTTCGAAATGGACTATGACAATGTTATCTATAACAGATTGCTAGACGCTCTAGGAATTGCAGAGGCAGACCTATTCGAATGCTCTGTTGTTGTATTCCCGGCTAACTCAAATGCAAAAATTACTAACTTTAAATCTCAAAATCATGATCATGGAGAAAATAAAATGGAAGGTTCAATCGCTGAAACTATTGAAAAAATGAATGCAGCAATCGAAAATCTGCGCACTGCACAGACTGCACAGAATGACGCAGAAATTTCAAAGCGTGATGCTGAAATTGCATCACTCAAAACACAGATTGCACAGTTATCAAATCCGATAACCGGAACAGCACAGGCAGAGGATCCATCAAAGCAGTATGAAAAAAATTTCCATAATTACCTTAAAACCGGAGATGCTTTAAATCTTCGTGCCGCTGGTTCCGAGGGTACTAATGCCAATGGCGGTTATATCTGCCCTGATGGTTTAGACAAGAGAGTAGTAGAGTTACTTACACCACGTTCTACAATTCGCCGCAACGCTACCATTATTCAGGCCGCTGGCAAGAATTATCAGAGACCTTATAAAAAGACCGGTATCACTTCCGGTTGGGTAGGTGAAACTTCTGCAAGAACTGCAACCGATGCTCAGGAGTATGATGTAATTACAGCCACAGTTGGCGAACTGTACGCATTCCCACAGTACACACAGAACTTCCTGGCTGATACATGGTACAATTTTGAAGAAGGATTTGCCCGTGACCTGGCTATCACTTTTGCGGATAAAGAAGAAGCCGCTTTCATTTCCGGTAACGGTACAGACAAACCAAATGGTATTCTGTCTGCACTCCGTGAAGCAAAAGACGATACACAGAGAACATGGAACAAACTGCAACAGATTAATACTGAATCTGCAACCGAAATTACATTAAATTCACTGTATGCTATCAAAGACAGTTTGAACTATGCTTACAGAGCAAATGCAAAGTGGTATATGTCAACTTCAACTTATACCGCATTACAGCAGACTTTAGTTGATGGCGAACATCGTGGTATTTTCGGCCGTGGTGATGTATCTCTGAATATGCCGGAGACTTTACTCGGATACCCTATTGAAATTGACGATTATCTGCCAGCAGTTGCCGCTAATGCTTGTCCTATCGTGTTCGGTGATATGAGACAAGGTTACGCAATTCTCGAAAGACCTGGCATCGGGGTTCTGCGTGATATGTACTCTAACAAGCCATACATCGGACTCTACTCAATTAAACGTGTGGGCGGTTTAGTTCAGGACTATAGAGCACTGAAAGTATTGTGCGTAGCTGTTACCGCATAAGTTAGATATTTCCATAAGAACAAAAACA